GCCAATCTTACCATAAGACGGAGCAACACCGACCCCTCCAGAAATAAGAGCATTGCCAGTAGCCACGTCATTAAGACGGGCCAAGGTGGTAGATGACGAAGCATAAAGAATGTCACCCGTTGTATACGATCCATAGCCTGTGCCGCCTTCAGTCTCAGCAAGAGGCGTAGTTAGGCCAGTCAAACTGGTAATGTCGCTGTTTGCGCCAGAAGCTGCCGCGCCAAGATTGGTACGCGCACCCGATGCCGATGTAGCGCCCGTACCGCCGTAAGCAACCGCAATAGGTGTACCTTGCCATGTGCCGGATGCAACTGTGCTAAGATTAGTCGTTCCCGTAGCCGTGAGGCTTGTAAACGAGCCTGTAGAAGCCGTTGTTCCACCAATCGTTGTTTGATCAATCGTTCCGCCCGTAATAGCAACAGCATTGGCGTTCTGCGTTGCCATCGTCCCAAGGCCAGTAATTTGACTCGTTGGAATCAAAATATTGACGCGAGAAGCGGACGTTATCTGGCCTTGTGAATTAATTGCAATCTGAGGAACAGCAGTTGCGGAACCATATGTTCCTGCCGTAACGCCTGTATTTGCAATGGAAATAGAACCAGTGGTCGTGATTGGCCCACCTTGCAATCCCTGCCCAGTATTAATCAGGGAAACCGTGCCGCCGCCGATGAGCGCCAATACTTGCGCCGCGGTAAGGTCTTGTGGTTGCGCCGTGCTGCCCGAGTTATTGCCCTTGATTGTCCCCGCTGGCATCGTGCTAAGATAGCTATTCGTGATGCTGTTGGTATTGAGGCCGATCGTCCCCGTGGACGTAATTGTGCCGCCGGACAAAGGCGACTGAGCCGTGATCGATGTTACCGTACCGCCGTTTGCGTTTAGATTGGCAACCTGTTGCGCGGTCGCGCTAGATGACACGCCGTTTTGCACAACCATAAGCTGTGCCGTACCGCTCAAAGAGGTCAAAACTGGGAGGTTAGTTACGGTAATGTTGCTCATGTCACTGGCCCAGTTTGTGGTATTTGAGTGTATCCATAAGGCAATCCAACAAGGACTGTCGTAACCAACGTCGTGCCTTGAAGCAGATTACCGGATGGAATCGCGCTATTCGTTTGATAAGTGAATGCTACGCCCGTCGTAACCGTCACACTAAACATGCCGTCTGCAGCGTTATTTGTCAAACCCTCAATCGCGATTTGCGAATTATTTGAAAGGTTATGAGCAGATGAACAGTTGACAGTTACGGTGTTTGTTCCGACGGAAACAACTGAAGTTGGATTCAAATTGACGCCATAATGAACTGTCCCGAAAAGTGGCGGAACAGCATTTTGAATAAGGCCTGTTGGTGCACCGATCGGTTGAGTCGTTGGTGTGTTTCCGTTTTCCGTAATTAAACTAACCGTAGGATAAATCGGAATACCAGTGACAGGGTCGGTTGGCGCTCCCGCAGAAACAGCAATCGTTGTTGTTTCTGCGGCGTAATAATCTTGAACGCGAGGATTTTGAATCGGCGTAGGATCCGAAGGCAAAACGATTGCTCTCAGCTGATTTTGAGGAACGTCATTGCAAGGATTGCAAACCAAAATACGTTTATTGATTAGGCCAGCACCCGCATAATCAAACTGCCATTGAAGACGGTTGTGATTGTACAAAAAACCGCATCTGTCGCAAATTGCGAAAGCGCGAGGATTTCTACTAGATACGGATGCGCGGCCATGAGGTCTCATGCTGATTTCCTCAGTTCACGGCGTTTTAATTCGCGAATTTTAGATGCAGCAGACATTTTAGCACGAGTTGCATCAGAGAATGGAGCACGTTTTTTCCCTGTGACTGCCATTTTTTGAGCAATTCTTGTTTTTTCAGAAATTCCGCGTTTTTGGGCGATAACCTTAAATTTTTCAATAGTTTCCAAAGAATGTTTGCGTCCTTTCCCAGCCAAAGAAAGTTTTTTCTTGGTTTCATCAGACGTAACACGCCCTTTATTTCTTAGGGAAGCTTTTTTCAGTTCTTCGGGATTTTTAAAACGGGCTTTTTGTGACGCAGAAATTTTGTTTCGTATTTCTTTAGATGGATTTTTAAGCCCATCTCCACCGCTTGTCATATTTGTAAGATTGTCGCGACCATAAAAAGCAATACGTTCAATTTCTAACGCAAGAGCATCATCTTCAGATAAATCTTGTGCGATCAAACGAACGTCAATTGCTAAGCCCAACGCCGTTAATTTTGAAACCACCGCTATAAAATGACGGTTTCTCATATTTTTTAAATCCCAAGCACGTTTATCCTTACCTTTACCTACATAAAAGCAAGTACTGGTATCAGGACGCCAATGTTCATATACATAAAATGACATACCGTTACCTAAAATAGCTTTGGATTTGTGGACTAAAATAGAATTGCGCGGTTTCGACGTTTTGTTCGGCCGCGACTTGGTACGCCTCGTCAGCCAATGGCTTCAACATCATAGACTTTTGTGGGTTCCACATGACCGAAAGACGGTGGCCGAGCGCATAAGCGTAAGCCTCCATCCAAAGATATGGAATTTCGACAGTTTGACCAGAGATATAATTGCTGTCTTGAAGCTGACGAACGCGATAATATTTGAAAAGCTGCGAGCTCGTGCCGTCTGGAACAGGCCAAAGCGTAACCGAAGGCCCCGGCGAGCCAGTAGAACGCGTTGATCCGATCAAGCGGTCATACCAAAACACGGTTGGGAAGCCAGTTTGCTGCTTATTGGGATAAGAAGCGTATTCCGTGCGCGAAACAGGTAGAATGATGCGATCAATCGGCTGCGCGGAGTTCGTTGTGGTTTCGCAATAGGCGTCGAGGATGACGACCGTGTTCGGATCCACTGAGTAAGTACCAGCAGGCGTTTGCGACGAGATTGTACCCGCTACGGTCTGCGCGCCTGTCGTTGTGTTGGCATACGAAACCGAACCATTTGACGACGCAGTGACCGTATAAGTGCCATTATAGCCCGATGGCGTAATGCCGGACACCGTGATTTGCGTACCGACCGTGTAAACAGGCGTGTTCGGCGTGGCAAACGTCAGCGTGGCCGTCGATCCCGTGCCTGTAGCACTAAGTGTGGCAGGCGTCTGGTTAAAATTAACCGTCTGAAGATCAACAGCCCACAGATTTACGCCACGGTTCGACCAATTAGACAAGAGCATATTCGACGCCATGCGCGCCGATTCCATGTGCTCTTGTGCTAAAGCCGTATTGCGTATCTCAGCAAGGTTAAACGCATAGAGCGTAAGCTCACCTAAGCTGGGATTCCATGAATAAGTGCCGCTCGTGCTCATGACGGCTCCTATTAGAAGACAGTATTGGTATCGTTAGCGATCAAAACACCACCAATGTTGATGCTTACCGTTGCAGCCGCAGCCGCGCTTGGAGCAATTTGGAAACGTAAATCCGTTTTTTCAGGATATGGGAACGGAAACTCACGCTGAATTGCATAGTTTGTATTAAATGGCGTCTGCACAATCAGTTTTTGAACGCCAGCTGCGGAGTTGGTAATTGCACGATATGTTGTGTAGTTTGTGCTGTTACCGTTAAACGATGAATAAGCACCATAACGCCAACCGTAGAACGTATAACCTGCAGGAACCGTAAACACAGCCATCTGCGTTGCGCCAAGGCTGCTTGTCGTGCCGTTAAATACGCCTGTATTAATTTGAGCATACGTCACGCCGCCGTTGGTAAGTGTAACCACGTTTGCAGGGTTAGTCACACTACCCGCGGAAACAAACATGCTATTGATGCGGAAATAGGAATTGGTCGTTGTTACACCCGTTGCGCCATTTAGCACGACGTTTTCGGAAATTACATTGTAGCCAGAATCAAGACCAACAATCGTAATGGTCGCAGTGTCACCCGCGCCACCCGCCAGCGTCATTGTAGTCGCAGAGGATGGGAACACATATTCCGTTGTACCCATGTTTTCCCAAACGGTGCGGAATAAGTTGGCTGTTGCAGGAGTGGTGCCATAGCCAAAAATGTTTTGAGTTGCATGGTTGGTAATTTGACCACGCGAAACCTGCAGTTGAAACGGCTCATACTTGCCATTTTTGGTAATTGAATCCCAAACAACGCCAGTTTGATAAATAGTAGCCATTTAGCAACCCCATTTCCTGAGTGATTTGTTTATCCTGCTGTCAGGATCTGCAGCAGTTGCCGCACCAGTCATTTTGCGTTTCATGCCAGTCATGCGTTCGCAAAAAGATTTATGCCGAGGATTGTCGGAATCTTTCGTCGGCGCTTTCAAATGATGGCCTTCCGCGCGAGCGGCGGCGCGACCTTTGGCATTCAGCCCACCTTCAGGATTTTGATACTTTTTGAGTGTCATTTCCGTCTCCCAAAAGTGGAAAAGAGCGGGGCAGGTTTCCCTGCCCCTACCCGATTAGTTCATTTCGAGACCATGACGGCCTTTTGGGGCTGTGCCATGATGAGCCGAAGAAAGCGGATGCATGTTCGATCCTGCACGACCGCCCGACTTGCGTGGGGCGCGGTCAGCGCGGTGATGGCCTTTGTGACCATGCATATCAACATGGTGCTTGGCCTTGCCGCCGTGCTTGCGCTTTTCAGCTTCTTTTACGACGTGCGAACCTGCACCTTCGTAAACCTCGTGTGGAGCCTCGTCATGGATTTTCTTGCCATGCTTTGGAGATTCCGCTTTTCCACCCTTGGCGTGTTCTGCACGAGGGTGGTGATGATGAACACCGTGGTGTTTTACACCCTTGTGCTCATGATGACCGTGATGGTGTGCCTTGTGACCCTTCATGGTTCACACTCCTTAGAAGTTGTAGTACTGGGTGAGGCCAAACAAGCCAGTCGCAGACTGAACATTGTAGGCTTGCGGAATCTGGCGGAACGAGTATTTGTTCGTGCCAGTGGACGGCGTAAGATTGACTCCCGAAGCATTCGCGAGATCAATCGTGCCACGGACATCGCCCGTTGTGGCGGACGGTGTAGTACGATCAGCAGGTAAGAACCCGTTTGCAGCAAAACCCGTATTAACGCCCAAAGTAGTTTGAGAGTTACCGGAGTTTACCACAACTTCAGCCGCCGTGTCCGAACGAACAGGGAGACCAACGATCGCGGTTGTACCAACGGAATAAGCATGGGTCGCATCGGCTGCGTTGAGAACAACGCTCTTAATGTACTTAAATGCTTTCTTACCGTTAACAGCGTTACCTGCCGAAATCGTAATGTTTTCCGACATTGGATATCCGTAGACATCGTAGCCGTTAACAGTCGCGGTCGTAGCAGTGGCGCTTGCTGCAGCGGTGACGCTTACAGCGCGACCAACCATGGCCATTGGGTTCCAAAGCCAAATTGATGGCGTTTGGATGTTCGTCGGAATAGCGCACTGTTGCACGTTTGGATAAGCCAAGGTGACCGTTCCAGACGTGAAAGTTACGTTCTGACTGAGCTGATAAGTACCAGTTTGTCCGTTACCAACAGTCGATGAAGTTCCAGTCGTCGTAATCTGCGAACCGATATAAACGCCAGAAGATGCACCAAGAGTTCCGCCTGTTACCGTCGTAGACGATGAAAGGAGAACCATGCCGGGTCCGATTGGCATGCCGCTGTTTGCCGTAACCGTCAGAACGCCGTTCGTTGCCGAAGCGGTGACTGAAGCATAAGCATCCAAAGCAAGAACCGTATCCGTTGCGCCCGTATCCGACCGTGTGAACACAGAAGAATAATAAACGCCAGTGGTCGCGGAGTTAGTCGAAACGATCGTAAGAGTTGCGCTCGTTGCGTTTGCAGAAGCCACGATGGCTGCTGCTGCGTTTGTGTATGGAACGCCAGTGAACGAAACAATGTCACTGAAGCCATACCATCCGAAATCCTGCGCCGACTGTGCTTCACCAGGAAGATAGGTGAAAGGCTGGCGCGGATCAAGGATGCCGCCCCCCGCATAAAATAGCGAGGAGCCTAAGTCTGGGTTGTAGTCCGAAGGCTGTGTTGGGTTTTGCCCAAACACAATCAGTGGACCGGAGAATGCGGTATCAGCCATAGTGCCTTCTCCTTACGAGGTTGGGAACGAGCCGTAAATCGAACGCCAGTTATAATAGCCAAACGAATAACGCTCATAACCCTTCACGAGCAAGTTGTCCGTAACAAAGTCAACCTGCATGTCCGTTTCGAACTTGATACGCTCCATATAAGCGAGACCATCAATGTTCGTGAGCAGGAACCAAGCGTAGGACGAGGTCAAGAAGTCGTTGACCATGTAACCTTCGCTCAAGCCACCTGCAGTGGTCATGATTGCGTTGACATCGTTGTCTGCCGTACCCGGACGGAGTTCCGTCTTGAGGAGGCGGATGGCCACTGGCTCGAGAGCTGGTGGGATGACGAGCTTGCGGCCACGTGCGAAGATCTTTAGACCAGCCTGATCGCGGAAGTTCGTACGGATTGCGATCATCGCATTCAGCAGCGTTGCTTCGTTGAGGTCAACCTGAGTCGTTGGGGTGTTCGCAATCGAGCCACCGTCGATTGGATGCGCCGTCGAGCAAAGTGCAACACCGTCACCGCCGATTGCAGCGTTGTAGGTTTGCGCCGTGTTCAGAATGTTCGCACCGTAGATTTCCTTCGTCTGGTGGAAAGATTCCACGAGGCCAAGGTTGGAAGGCTGGAATTGGGTCTTGTAAAGGTTGTCGTCGATTGCCTTGCGGGTAATCGCGTAACCGAGACCAATTTCCGTGTGTTCCTGATTGTAGACGAAGCGTTCGCCAGCGCCCGAATCGAAAGCGGTCTGGCCACCTTCGGTCTTGAGCTGGGCGTAGCCGAGGTAACGCATTTCAGCGGTACGTTCGAGGGCCATCTTCGAGTCGTGTTTCGTAAAGATCTTGTCGTATTGCGACGGGATCTGCTCATACTTGCCTTCAACGCCACGGAGACCGGGAAGGAGAAGGTCTTTGATCTGACTAAGATTAACAGCCATGACTCATTACTCCTTACGAGATACCAGTGTTTGCAGCGTTTGAACGCCAGACTTCGTTGTTGAAGCCGACAATCAAGTTGCAGTACTGAGTGGTTAAGTCGCCGCCATTGCCGATACCCACGGCGTAGTCGACGATGATGAATGGCGAGGTGTTGGTGGTTGCGGTAGCATTGACATAAGCCGTCGAGCGGCCCGTGCTGTTGTTGCCGCCTGTCGAGTTGCCCGACGTTGCGCCCGTGGTCGAATAAGCGAACGTGACAAGCTGACCCTGAACACCAGAGGTTTGCGATGTTGCAGTTCCGGTGACTGGGAAGCCCGAGCCAGAGGACTGAACAATGAAACGTGCGTTTGGATCATCAATAACATAGGCTTCTACGTCACCCGTTGCGCCCGAACCCGGCCAATAAGCCGACCAGACAACACGGTTAAGCGCCGTAGCCAAGTAACGGCAGCCGACGAAAATACCAGCGAGCTGCACCGAGCCACCTGCGGTAGCTTGGGTAATGTAGCCGTTGGCGGTTGAAGTCACAGGCTGAACAGGGTCGCCAGTGAAAATTGGAGTCGTGTTGCCCGAAGCAATACGACGAGCGGATTGCGCGAACGTCGGAGCGCCGCCTGCACCACCCTGATATTGTAGAAAGCCGCTGGGCGCAAAAGTATTGGCCATGACGGGTTCTCCTCTCAGAGAGTTCCATCATCGCACACCGGGGCGACTAAGAAACGGAAAAAGGTTTATCTTCCACACCGGGGGAAGAATGTCGAACAGTATGCCTGATATTTGCAGAAAGAAAAGGGGCCGATGAAAGATTTCTCGGCCCCCGTTCGATCTTATTCTTCCGGAATCGCGAAATCGTAGCTTTTCGAGAT